AGGCCCGCTTAGCTCCACCCGTGCAGATCAACTCATGCGCTCATTATGCGCTGAATGTCGATCGCGCCAGCGTCTTCTCGTACCAGGCCCGGTATTTCGGATCGACGTTGTAGAGGCGCTTGCCGTTCTCGTTGGTCTTGCGCATCGCCTCCAGCGCCTGCTCCTGGGTCTCGAACCGCGAAGCCTGGGGCGGCCGGCCGCCGCCGATCAGCTCGGGCTCGCGGGTGGTGGCGCCGCCATTGGCCCGGGCCTGCATTCCCCACAGGAAGGCCTGCACCGCCTGGCGGTTGCCCGCATCCACGGCCTGGTTGTAGGCGCTGAGCTCGGCCGGCTGCAGGTTGGTCGCCGCCCATTGCGACAGGCGGGCGAACTCCTCATCGCCGCCGACCGCCGCCTTGATCTCCACCACGTCGGCATCGGTGAGGCCCTGGGCGCCGCCATCGGCCGCCTTCGGCTGCGGGCGATAGGCCGCCTCGTACTGCTCGATCAGCTGGGCGGGGATGCCGGTCTGCTGGCTCAGCTTCTGGCGCAGCTCAGCGGTGTCCTCGCCGCGGCGCACGGCCTGATCCCAGGCGCCGAGATCAATGCCGGCCTCCTCGGCAGCGGCCACGATCGAATCGCCGTAGTGCTCGATCGCCTGCTCGCGGCTGAGCGGCGCCGGTTCCGGCGGGGCCTTCTCGTCGCCGCGCTGCTGACCGCGCTGGCCGATCAGCTTCTGCGCTTCGAGATAGGCCTTCTCCAGCTCCTCGGCTGATCGGAACTTGCCGGCCAGCAGCTTCGGTTGCTCGTCGTCGTCCGTGGCGTCGGCGTCGTCGATGGCCGATCGCTCGGCCGCATCGATCTGCTGGCCCTGTTCCGCGATCTCAGCCAGGAACTCATCAAACACGTCCTGCTGGCCGGGGCCGACCATGGCCTGCAGCGCTTCGGTGGTGGTGCTCATGCGGGTGGTTGCTCAGGGGGTTGGGCGTCGGCTGGCGGGGGCGCCGCCATCTGCTGGGTGACGGCCGCGGCATTGGCCAGCTTCTGCGGGTCGGCCATGCCGGCCGCCATCGCCTGCTGGGCCATCGCCATCTGCTGCTGCTGCTGCTGCTCGGCCGCCAGTTGCTCGTCGCGCTTGACCAGGCCCATGGTGTCCATGCCCATCGACGCGGCCAGGCGCCGGATCAGCTCGGACGGCTGCACATAGGTGGCGATCCCCTGCGGCCCCAGCGTCTGCTGCAGCAGCGTCATGAACCGGGCGGTCTTCTCCAGGTCGTTGCCGCGACCCACGGCCGCCAGGCCCACGCTCACCACCGGCTTGACCAGATTGTTCGGCAGCTTCGGCAGCTTGCTGTCGCGCCAGAGCAGGGCCAGCTTGCGGCTGATGTAGGGCTGCTGGAACTCCACCGTGAGGATGGAATAGATCGCGCCGAGCGACTGCTCGATCTGCAGCGATTGCAGCCGCACTTCCTCGGCGGTGGTGCGCTCGCTGTCGCGCACGTCCATCAGCATGAAAGCCTGGGAGAGGCGTGCCTCCACCCGGGCCAGTCCCTCCATGGCAACCCGCAGATCGCCGCCCTTGTTCACCTGGATGGTGGTCACATCGTCCGGGTTGCCCGGCACGAACGCACCATTGGCAGCCTCGGCCAGCTGCTTGGCATTGGTGACGCCCGCCGGCCTGACCAAGTGCTTCACCTGGGCGCTCACCAGCGAGCCCTCGGCGATTGCCTGGCTCAGGGCCTCAGCGGTCTGCAGATCGGCCTGGCAGGCGGCTTCGACGTAGCCGGGCGAGTAGTCGCTGCCATCGATCCGGTACATCCGCAGCGGCAGCCACGGTGATTCCGCGAGCTTGGCGGTGCCACGGCTGCCAGGGATCTCCACGCCCTTGATCTCCTGATACCAGGAAACCTGTTCGTCCTCCCATTCGATGTGGGTGTAGAGCCGCACCACCCGGTCGTATTCGCTGGTGTCTTCCTCCTCCTCGTGCTGCATCGTTTCCGTCTCCTCGCCTCGCTCTCGCGGCTCCCCATCCGCCATGGCCAGGGCGTCCTCCACCTTCTGCGGCAGGCTGTCGGCGCTGAGCTCCTCGCAGACGATCGCCTCCAGGGGGCTTCCCATCGGATCGCGTCGCAGCACGTAGCGGTTGAGGTGGAACGCCCGCAATCCCTTGCTGCCCACGTAGCCGAGCACATTGCCGCCCACGATCAGGTGTTGCAGCATTTCGAGCACGGCCACGCGGTCGTTGCTGGTTTCGATGCTGCGCAACACCGCTCGCTCCATCAGCGACAGCGTGGCCTCGAACTCTGATTTGGCCTTGGCGATTTCGTTCGGGTCGGCGCCACCGCGAATCAGATCCTGCTCATCGGCGGCCTGCTTCAGCTCGTCGAACGTGAAGCGGAAGAACGTCTCCGTTGGCGGCAGGAGCGCCAGCACCAGGCGGCTGGCGATGTTGTGAACGCCGCGGGCGCCGATGCCATTCCACGGCAGTGGATAGGTCTCGGCCTGGTTGCGGACGTAGCTGTCGTTCTGCGGGATCAGATAGGGCAGGGTCAGCCGTGCTGCGCTGCGCGCACGCTGCAGGTAGATGTTCCGATCGCTCTCCAGCTGGGCGTAACGCTTCTCGCAACTCATGGGTTCAGCCTCCGATGTTCAGGCCAGCGCCTGCGGCCTGGCTGGTGCCGCCGATGCGCAGCGGTGATGTTGTGGTGCGGGCGCCGCGGCGCACCGGCGCGGGCCGGGTGACGGCAGCGGCGGGGGCCCTGGTGGACGGCGCGGCAGATAAAACCTTCATCGAACTGGCGACGGCCTGGGTGGCCAGGCGCGACTGGGCGATCTGTTGCTGCTGCTGTTCGCTCTGCTGCTGCAGTTGGGCCACGGTGGCCTCCTGATCAATCCTCGCCTGCTCTGTCGCGCGCTGGAGGCGTTGCATTTCCTCTCTCTGCCGCGCTGCCTCCGCCGTGCGTTGCGCAGCCAGGCTCTCAAGCTGCGATCGGATGGCCGCACGCTCATCCCTGACACGCCTGGCCTCGGCGATCCGCCCATCTGCGGCTTGGGCGACAAACCAGCTCACCCCTGGCCGCGGGGCGACGCTGGGGCTGTCTGCAATCGCATTCAGCTGGTCATCCGGCAGGCTGCTTACAGGTGCGCCAACACACACGGCTCACACTCCGATGTTGAGGCCGGCCCCGGCGGATGCCGCCGTGGCGCCGGGCGCGATCTTCAAGCCGCTCTTGCGCTTCTCCTTGGGCTTGGCAGCGGTGGTGGTTGCGGCCTCCACCGGTTGGGACTGGGTGACGGCAGCGGCGTAGGCGCCCTGCTGCTGAGCTGCCAGCTCGCTCGCTGCCATCTGCTGCTCCTGCGCCAGGCGGGCGCGCTGGTCATTGGCCTGGGCGTTGGCCTGATCGATCTGCATCTGCAGCTGCTGCGCAAACTGCTGCTGCTGCTGCGCCGATTGCGCCCGGTAGGTCTCCAGGGCTGCAGCATTCCGGTTGATGTCGTCCTGGCTGGGGCCCTGATAGATGATCTGCGGGGCCTGCGGCCGGCTGCCGAAGCACATGGTCAACCTCCTGAGGTGATGTTCAGGCCGGTGCCGGCGGCCTGGGTGGCGGCGACAGCGCGATCAATGCGCAGGCCGCGCTTGCCGGTGGGACGGCTGGCGGTGGCGCGATCGGAACCGATCACCGGCGCCTGCGCCGCCTTCTCTGGCGGGGGCGTGCCGATCAGCGCGGCGATGCGCTGGGCATTGGCGGCGGTCTCGTTGGCGCGGCGGGTCTGCAGGTCGCGCAGATCGGTCAACACCTGCTGCTGACTGGTCAGCGCCTGGTTGAGCTCAGCCTGTTTGAGCTGCGCGGCGCCGTTCTGGGTGGCCCGCATGGCATCAAGCTGCATCTGCAGCTGACGGTCATACGCGCCGGTGTCCGGCATCGTGATCACCGCAGGGCTGCCGCCGCCGGAACACATCGCTCAGTCCTCCTCGAAGCCAACGATCGATTGCTCGCGGTGCAACTGCGCGATGTAGCGCACCACTTCCTGCTGACCGATGAAGTGATCGAGCTCCCGATGTGTCATCGAGCGGGATGGTTCTGCGGGAAATGAATCCCGCAGCTTGTCCAGCAACACATCGGGAACAACCGGCTGTAGCACTGCACAAGTGCAGATGTTCAGGCTCAGGCTACCGGAGGCTGCCACAGCCGAGGAGTGCCGGCCGCCAGGTCGTATTCACCGGCCCGCAGGATGCGAGCGCAGCGGGCCTGGGCGATGGCATCAGAGAGGGACACGCCCTTCTTCTGGAAGGCTGCCGCCGTTGCGGCCCACATCTCGATCTCCGTGCGGCATGGGTCGAGCAGCTTGGCGGCAGTAACGGCGCCGATACCAGGGCAGCCGGGGTAGTTGTCTGAGCTGTCGCCGGTGAGCACCTGGCCGTAGAAGGCGCGATCGGCCTGGGCCTTGGATTGCTCGATGAACTCGGCACCGCGCAGGTGCAGGCCGGGAACAGTGAGCAGATCCTTGTCCTCGGACACGATCACATCACCGGGTTCGCAGAGGATGCCGAGCACGTCGTCGGCCTCCACGTCAGGCAGGCCACGGATGATCCAGCCACGGGTGTCAGCCGCCTGCTTCACCCAGTCGATCAGCGTGCGGTAGCCGGCCGGCCGGCGGTTGGCCCGGCGGTTGGCCTTGTACTGCGGCCAGATCCCATAGCGGAAGCTGGCGCGATCACCAACCGCCAGGATGACCTGATCGCAATCCGGCAGCGCCTCGCGCACGCTGCCGATGAACTGTTGAATGCCGTCCTTCGCCTCGTCGTGACGGCAGGCGTAGGTCCACACATCCGGCTCCCATTCGATTTCGTACTCGCACGCTGAAGCGATGCGGTACAGGTAGTACTCAAGATCGATCAGGGCTTTCATTCGCCCACCTCCGGCAGCGGCAGGGCGTGGGCGGGCCGCTTCGGAAGCGGTTGCCAGTAATCCACTTCACCTTCGTAGACGATGTAGTCGCTGTATCCATACGGCCGGAAATGAGTGCCGATTGCATTTTGATTCCACTGCTGCACCAGCTCCGGCGGTGGGGTGATGGGGTGTTGTTCAGTTGTCATTGTTCTCCAGCTCCTGCAGACGCTTAAGGGCGGCGTTGATGGTAACGACATCCTCGAAGTCTAGCTCAACGCGACCGTCCAATGTGCGGCCGTTCTCCACCAGAATGCGCTGCCCTTGCTCCGCCACGCTCGGCGGCTTGGGGCGCATGGCGGCGCGGAGCCTGTCAGCGAGCATGGCTCCAACCTCGTAGCCCAGTCCATGATGCTTGGCTTCACGTAGCCACTCACGGCACGCCTCCAGTTCGGCATCAGCGCCAGCGCGGTAGGCGGCAAAGACCAGATGCCGCTCTCGGGTAACGCCGGCATCGCGGATGCCATACGGCGCATCGTTGCGCAGTTGCTCTACCAGCTCCGGCGGTGGGGTGATCGGGTGTTTACTCATTGCCCCTCCTCCCTCTCAATCCCCAGCATCACCTCGGCAAAGCGGATGTAGCCATCCCACCAGCCGATGGCATAGGTGCTGACGGCATCCCGGTGTAGGACACGCGCACGTTTCAAGATTCGAGTGAGAGCTGCTCGGTCGTAGGCGAGGTCTGTTCTGGTGTCGGCTTCGGACATGGTTTGATGTTGCGTGGGTCGTGAATGTTGAACGTGACGGCAATGTTCCCACCAGTTGCTGATGCCATCACGCTGCGGCTGCGCACCGTCACCACGGTGCAGCGTCTCCAGTTGCCGCCGTTCAGGGCCAGCACCTCCTGTCCCGGTTCGTAGTCATCGGTCCAGGTTATCTGCGTCATCCGTGGCACCTCCTGAATGCGGCCATGTCTCTGAGTTCCATGTCCTCAAACTCCGGGTGTTCCTGTAGAAACGCCCGGCTGGGTAGCACCACGTCGCGGCCGGTCTTGTTGAACTGCAGAACTGACCACTTCCCGGTGATCAGTCCCTGTTCCAGGATCCGCTGCAGTTCCGCGTGACTCGTCAGCTGCATCGGTTTCCTCCTTGTGAATCCAGCGCAGGTAGTCGGTCCACCGCTCGGGGGTGAGCGGGGTGTCAGTGGCCACGCCAGGCGGCAGCGGCGGCAGGGCGCGGCCATCGGCCTCGAACGGCACATAGGCCGCGGCATTCACCGGGTCCGGTGCAGCAGCCAGGGATCGCCGGCTGGTGGGCAGCGCCGCCAGTTGCATCGCGGTGGGCAACACAAACGGCGGCAGCTCTGCCTTGAACCCCCAGCTGCGATTCGCCAGGCCGTTCTCGGTGCGATACAGCGGCGCCATCAGTTCCTTCCAGGTGGGATAGCGGGTGAACTGCCCGGGCGTGAGGCCCTGGATCCACTGCTCAGCAGCCCACAGGAACTGCGTCTCATTGACCTCAGGGAACTCACTGGTGAAGCTGTGAAACTTCAGCCGGCAGATGTGCGGCGACCAGCGATCGGCCTCCTTGATCCGCAGCTGGGCGGCGATCATCTCGGCCGCCGCCAGGAATGTCTCGGGGGTCAGGCGATTTCGGGCCATGTGTCCAGAGCAGCGAGCATTGCGGGGTCCTTGGGCATCCGCCGGCCGGGGGCGACACCGGCCGGCGCCACGGGCAGGGCAGGACCGGAGCCCGCCAGGTATTCGGGCTTCAGCGCCTGCCAGCCGTGTTCATTGCCGGCCTGGCACAGGGCCAGCTGTTGGGCATCGGGCAGCTGCGCCACCCGATCAGCCGAGGCCTGCCAGGCGGCGCGGGTCCAGGTGGCGCGGCCCTGATGCTTGCTGCGCCGCGCCTCGCACCACCAGCTCAGCAGCAGCGGTGCCGCATCGAGGCAGATCGCATCGGGCAGGTCTTCCACGCTGGGCATGAACCGGGCCATCCGGCCGGCGGCCGGTGCGGCGGGCGCCTCCGCTGCGACGGGTTCGGGCGCCGGCGGGGCGGGCGGCACCAGGGCCAGTGGCGGGACGGGGGCGCCAGCGTCGACCACGCCGTAGGCGCCCACCGTCGGATCCCACAGCTCGATCCGTTCCAGCGTGCCGAACGGATGGCGGCATTTGGCGCATTGCCGGTAGCGGCGCAGCCCCTCCAGAACGCGCTTGGTGTCGCGGACGCGCGTGTGACCCGTGACCGCATTGGGGGCAGTTCATGCCATCACCCTCCAGTTGATGGTGATGGCGTCGTGCAGGCGGCCGTCGGCGATGGCTTCGGCCACCTGGAGCCGGTTCATGCCGGCCATGGCGTCCTGCAGCTGGGACACCAGCAGCTGCCAGGTCTGGCGGGATACCGCTTCGTCGTTCGCTTGAACGTCCACGGGGGGGACCCACTCAATGCGGCGCTGCGGGACGGCGCGGCGCTCGGCATCGGCAGCGGCGGCAGCCTTGACCAGCTCCTCAGCTTCCGCAGCGCGGCGCTCGGCATCGGCCTGAGCCTGGGCGGCAGCGGCGGCCTGGGCCTGGGCGGCGGCGGCCTTGGCTTCCGCCTCGGCAATGGCATCAGCGGCGGCGGCCTGCGCCTCGGCATCGGCCTTTGCCTGGGCATCGCGCTGGCGCTGCGCCTCGCGGTCTGCCTCCTCCCGCTGCTGCGCTTCGGCGCGCAGGCGGGCCAGCTCAGCCGCTTCCGCCTCGGCCTGCTCGGCCTTGGCCAGGGCGGCCTGCAGCGCCTGGCGCGACCGCAGCACGGCCGCGGCCACCTTCTCCTCGAACTCCTCCAGCCCGTCGAGGGTCTCCATGTCCAGCAGGTCCAGCCGTTCGCGGATGCTGGCGCTGGTGGCATCGAAGCCCACTTCGCCCAGGTTGACGGCGCGATCGAGACGGAACTGCAGGGCCGCCACCCGCTCGGCTTCGCGGCGGGCGATGGCATCGATCGCTTCTTGGTGGGGAAGGATCAGTTCATCCACCTGGGCCATCAGCTCCTTGGCCTGTTCATCCACACGCTTGCCATAGGCAAGGGCGTAGCTCTTGGCCTCCTTGCGTTCCGATTCAATCCGGCCGCGCAGCTTGCGCAGCTGGAAGATGTAGGAGCGGGCGGCCTTGTTGCCTTCCTTGCTGTCGTACTCGAACGATGGCGTCGCAGTTTGCTGCGCCTCCTTGATGTCATCCAGCAGTACCTGATACTGCGTGATGACGATCGGCTCGTTGGCTGTCGTCAGTGTTGCGGTCATGTGTAGATCACCTTGATTGCGATTTGCTGTTGGCTGCGTGGTGCTGGTTCCCATTGCGCTTCGATGCGGCGCAGCACCGTCACCCGGTCATCGCTCCAGACGACACCCTTGCCGGCATCCAGAACGGCGCCCTGCAGGTTGTCGAGATCGCTGGTGCCAGGCCCGTAGAAGGTGAGATGCAGCGCGATCACTTGGCCTTTTTGCAGCGGCGGGATGGTCCACCACTCGGCGAGAATCGCCCGGCACGATTCCATCCAGGCCCGATACTTGCTGTCCTTGAAGGCATTGCCACGGCCGAACCGTGGGCGGCTCTTGGGTTGCAGCGGCAGGGGCACGACGAAATCGGCCGTGCGAACTTGCGTCATCAGAACGGAACCTCCTCGCTGTCATCCGGCCAGCCATCAAGGGCGGCAGCCGGCGTTGCAGCCGGGGCCGGGGCCTGGCCCTGCGGTGCGGTGCGCTTCTCCTCGCCGGTCAGCACATAGCCGGCCTCGGGTTCGCCAAACGCTTCGCCCACATCAGGCGCCTGGTACTCCACCAGGTAGAGCACGCGCACGCCCTGCAGGTTGAGGCTGATGCCTTTCCCGGCCTCGGGGTTGGACCAGTGCCAGATGTCGAACGCCACCTTGCCGGTGCTGCCGTTGCCGATCAGCACGTCCCGGGGCCACAGCGTTCCCGCTGCGTCCTGCACCAGCGGCGGGCTCAGTTCATGGCCGCGGCTGGTGATCACGTTCCGGGCGAAACGGAACTGCCAGAGGGCGGTCTCCTCGCCCGTCTGATCCAGGTAGGTCTTGAACGGCAGGCCGTTCGGGCCGGGCCGGGCGGCATTGCCGTGGCGCGCGATGAACTCAGCCTTGAGCTGCTTCACGAACGCCTGGGCCTCGGCGTCCGACTTCTCCAGCAGCAGGTCGCAGGACCACTGCTCGCGCTCGCCGGGCTTGCCCCGGTTGACCACGCCTGGCTTGCAGACCTTGGCCCACTGGAGCGAACCAGCGGGCGACACGATGACTTTGGATCCCATCAGCTCTGAATGGATGCAGATGCGCTGCAAACGTACAGCCCCAATGCCTCCTAGGCAACACCTAGGACCGTCTTAGGAGAGTCCTAGGAGAAGACGTAGGGGTTCTGGCCGATGCGAGCCGGGTTCAACGTGCCAACAATCGGCGGTGCCGGCAGGCCATGAATGCCGCTCAGCACTGCAATCTCGGCTCTGATTTCATCGAGCCAGTCCGGCATGTAGAGGGAGCGCAGCTCGCCAAGCAGCGTTTGGTGCAGCCACTGGGCCCGTGCCGGTGTCACCGCAAAGCAATCGTGATTCGTCAAGACGGGTGCGTTCACTGCATCGGCCCTGCAGATCACGGCATGAACCAAGGCCGCGTCAAACGAATGGACCAGATTGGCGGTGATGCTTCTGTTGGTCGCCAGCACGCTCAGCTCGCGCCGGCGCTCGTCGCTGTCAGGCGTCTCCCATCCCCTGGAGCCATGCAGCAGCGTGTGCGCCGGCGCATGAGCCCGCCGTTTGCCGCCCAGCACCACCGGGAAGCCGCTCGGTGATGTCCAGCGCAACTGCTGCTGCTGCTTCACCACGGCGGCGCCGGCTCCCTTCAGCCAGTCCTTCAGCGCCAGTAGCGGCGCCAGTTCTGGCTGCAGGGTCTCCTTCATCAGCTTGGCCAGGTAACGCGCTGGAATCACCACGCTGCGCTCGTATTCACTGGCCCGTTTTGGCAGCGCCGTATTGCGCAGGTGGTCCGCCAGGCCGTCAAACAGGCTCTGGAACTGCCCCCCGTAGATGGCCGCCATCACCGGCTCCTTGCACAGCGAGCGGGTGATGCCGATCTCCAGCCACTGCGCGGCATGGCGTTGATGGGACGGCAGGCCTGCTTCCAGCTCACGCTGCAACGCGGCCACCAGTTCATCGGCCACCCGTTGGTAGATGTCGTGCCGAGTGGATCCGATCAGGTTTGTTTCACGCGCCAATCGCTCGTCGCGCACCAGGGCCGCAGCGATGCCGAGGCCAGAGGTGGTCTGATCGAGGCGCACCGGTGCACCGATCGGCGTAGACGGATCATCCAGCCACAGCCGAAAGGCGCGGGCCAACTGCAGGAACTGCCAGGGGTCGGCGGCATCACGCCAGAGCTCTATCTGATCCAGTGGCGCGTCGGCCACGGCGATCAGTCGATCGATGTTGTCCCGCCCCCAGCGCAGCCGTTCATCCCAGCTGGCGCGGCTCAGCCCCCAGTGACCAGCGCAGGCCCGCAACATCCAGTTGGCGGCCTCCTCGTCGCAGGGCTCGGGCGGCAACCACAGCAGCGCCTTTTCGTGGTCAGGCCCCTGATGGGTGGTCGTGCGGTTGGCGGTGTAGACCCGCCCCCGAAAGTCCAGGTCGTAGCGGAACCAGATCGATTGCCCGGCCAGACGCTGCGCCTCGCTGATCGCTTCGTCGATTCGCTCTCGGGTCCGGCCATGCTCGCGTTCATCGGCCCATGCCGCCCGCGCCTGTCGCCCCCAGGCGGCCATCGCTTCGCGGTCGGTTGCGTCGTGCGGTCGTGGCGGAGGTTGCGCCGGATCGCGGGTCACAGAGAACAGGCCGCGGATGTTTGCCGCCCATGCCTGCTGTTGCACATCAGCCATCCAGGAATCAACCGTCACCGGCTGGGCCTCCAACCGCTGCACAGCAGCCAGCGCAGCCGGGCCGGCCTGTTGCATGTAGTCCGTTGGCGCCCCGTCGCGTCGTCGCACCAGGCCGGCGTAGCCGTCTCGCGGCTCAGGTGGCGTCAGCTGGGGCCGGCTGCGCTCTGGCCTGATGTCCAGGGGCATCGAGCGCACCAGCTCCAGCGTTGCCGGTGTTGCCTCCACCATCAGCACCATGGCGCCCCGCACCGCCTGGGAGACGATCTGCACCAGGTCGGTTTCGGAGACGATCAGCCGCAGCAGCAGGGATCCCACCGATACCCGATCGTGCTGGGTCCATCGATCCGCTGGCAGGCGAAGGCTGCGCAACGTGCTGGGGGCCAGCACCGTTTGCTTGCCTTCATGCCGAAGCAACAGCCGCAGGGTGTCCCGGTCGTGGTGCTTGATTCGCCCGGCTCGCACCTCGTCCTCGATGGCGCGGCCGATGGCCATGGCCAGCTTGCGGTGGCGATGCCTGGCGCTGATCCCGTCGAGCACCTTGGTCAGCGCCACGCTGGCAACGGGCCGGACGCCCACCGTGGCGAAGTGCAGCAGCAACGGCAGCGCCTCGTAGTGAGGACCAGCGATGGCCGGATCCACCACGAAACGGGTCATCAGGGCATCAAGCGCGTCGGCCAGGGCCTGCCCATGGGTGGCAAACAGGGCCCGGCCGTATTCGGTTGAGCTCTCCTGGCCGCGGCTGATCAAGCGGGCGCGGATGGCCCGGGCGGATGCGATCTGCTGCTGCGTCGGCATCAAATCCACAGGGGTGGACGCAAGTTTTCTGATTTCGCGCCGCATCCAACTGGGGTTTTCAGCGGCTCCACCGCTTCACCCTCGCAGAGCTGCGTTTCGCCTGCCACAGGCTTCTGTATCGCTTAACTCTGGGTGGATGCAGATGAGCGGAGCGGTTTTTAAGTCCGCTGCGTCTGCCATTTCCGCCATGCTCCCGCCAGTGATCATACGGGATCTGGCGTTTTTGCGGTGCTGCGTGCTGCGCGTCGCTGCCGATCGCTGCGGCAGCAAAACGCCCCCGGTGGACGCATCCACAAACGGGGGCGCTGGCGTGGGTTGATCAGGCCTCCAGCGCACTGACGCAAGCGTTCAAGGCGTCGGTGTTGAGATGCAGGTATCGCTGCACCGAGGCCAGCGACGACCACCCGCCGAAGGCCATCAGCTGATGCAGCGGGATGCCACGGCTGGCCAGCTTGGAGGCGCAGGTGTGGCGGGTGATGTGGATTGTGAGCGCCCGGTCATCGCCCAGCCCGGCCGCCTGTTTGGCCGTGTCCCAGCACCACTGGAACTGCCGGTAGGAGTAGGGCCACACGCGGGCCGACGGCAGGCCTGCGGTGTGGTGAGGCAGCAGGGCGTCGACCGCCCTTCTGGTCAACGGGACGGTGCGGGGTTTGCCGTTCTTGGTGGCCCAGAACGTGGCGCGGCCCTTCACCAGGTCGACGTGCTCGCAGCGCAGCCGCTCGGCCTCCCCCCACCGGCAGGCGGTCTCCAGCAGGAACACCAGCAGGTCGGCCGCGGCGGGTTGTCCCAGCTGGCGAAACGCCAGGCAGAGCCGGTCGCGCTCGTCGTCGCTGATCACCCGATCGCGGTGGCCTCCGTTGCGCAGCTGCTGCGGCATTCGCGGCAGCTCCACCAGGTGGCCATGGAGCTGAGCGTCGGCCAGCATCGCTCGCAGCGCCGACACCTTGCGGTTGACGGTCGACGGGCGGTTGCCGCCGGCCAGCAGCTTCTGGCGCCAGGCGTCGACGGCTGGCGTGGTGATGGCCTCCACCGGGCAGCCGCTGCCGAAGTGGTCGACCGCCTGTTGGCTGTAGATGGCAGCGGTTCGCTCGTAGGCGGTGCCGCCCCAGCGCACCCGCAGGCTCAGGGCCCGGGCGTCGGCCAGCGTGAATCCCACCGTGGGGTGGGCATCGCGCTGCAGCAGCTGTTCCAGCAGTTCCCGTTTGCGCTGCACGGCGTCGGCCTTGCTGCGACACCGGGCGGTGCGGCGAGTGCCGTTCACCGAAACATCGGCGATCCAGGTGCCATCAGGCGCCTTTCTGACTGATCCGGCCATGGTGTGGTGTGGTTGTGAGTGGTGATCAGGTGGCTTCGAGTTGCCTCAGCAGGGCGCGACCCTTGGCTGAGAGGCGCACCCGAAACCGGCGGGGTTCGGCGGGGTCCTTGAAGGTCTCCACCAGCCGGTAGCCGGCACCGCCGCGGCGATCGATCTCCCCCAGGGAGGCGACGCCGCGAGAGACGGAGCCGTTCGTGAGGCTCAGGGCCTCCTCCAGCTGGGCAAAGGTGACGCCCGCCGATCCCCCGCTGGCAACCTCCAGAAACAGCTGCGCCCGATGAAGCGGAAAGTCTGTCGGGTCCAAAGTTGCGAAAAGGCCCAGAGCCCTTTGCAGTTGATCCAGATCCAATGGGAAACACCTAGGAAACTCCTAGGCGCACTCTGGCACCGCTGCAGGGCTAGGGAGTGGCGCCCGTCATGGCGTTGATGCCAGACAGACCAGTGATACCAGCGGGAGCCGGCCGGAAGCTCGACGCTAATCAGCAGCGAAACGCGCATAATGCTCTGCACCTATGCAAGTGGAACAAACGTACTAGAGATCAAGGCCTTGGCCTCGGCGGTCAGGCGGAGCTGTTCGCCTCGGCGGTGCGGGTGCGGCCTGGCCTCCACCAGCTGCAGGGCGCTGTCGACGTAGCGGCCGTGATCCCTCCGGCCGCGGCCGATCAGCGAGCACACCACCCGTTTTACCTCCGTCTCGTTCATCCCGGTGATCTGCACCAGGTCGGAACGGTGGTCGTAGCCGGCGGCGATCCACAGCAGCACCTCGGCGACCGCTGCATGTGGCGCATTCGCCCGGGCGGTCTTGAAGGCGGTGCGGATGCCGCCCAGCATTCCGGCCACCCGCTCGGCGGCTTGCTGTTCGGCATTCATGCCCTCCTCCTGCTGCTGCGCAGCCGCGAGCGGTTTTCGGGGGTGTCCATCAGGCCATGGGCCAGCAGTTCGGCGCGGGTGGCGGCGTCGATCGCCTGCCATGCGGCTACGGCCTGGTCACGGCGCTGCCTGGTCACACGGTCGTGCACCTTGGCGCCGGCTTGATGCCAGCGCCACCAGCTGGAGGCCACCCAGTACGGCACCAGGACAAACCCCACGAACACGGCGGCGCAAGGCATGGCCGCGACCTCGATCAGCCACGGGATACGGCGGCGGCTCATTGGTTCACCTTCACCAGTAACCCGCGGGCGATGGCCAGCGCGTCGGCGGTGTCCGCCCAGTCGCCGCAGCCGGGCGGAAGCCCGGCCACCTGAGCCGCCAGTAGATCGGACAGAACCCGCAGGCGCGGGCTCACCAGGGCGGTGATGAGCGCCCGCTCGTCGGGCGTGAGTTCGGCGGTGGTCATCGGTCAGGCCTCAGTCCATGCGGTGGGCGACCAGATCGGGTCTGGCTGGTAGGCGTTGGTCTGCTGGCGCCATTGCTGGAATGCCTGCAGCTCCTGCCGGTGCGGGCACGTCTCCGGGCAGGTGGTCTCACCGCAATAGAGCGATCGGCACGGCATCGGATAGAAACGGGTTCGGGTCATTGGATGGCCTCGGGGTGGTGTGGTTGGCGCCGGATTGGATGCGGCTCCGGCGGGCCGCTGTGGTTCACCAGTGGGTGGCTGTTTGCACCTCGCGGGCGGCGCTCTCGGCGTGGAAGGGCAGCCGGTCAATCCGCAGGCCGCAGCCGCAGCCGCGGCCGGTGCGCTGGATGCAGCGATGCCGCCGGTCCTGAAGCTCCTTCCAGGCGATGAAATACGCCGGGCTGTCTTTGATCCCTAGGCGCATGCACGCGTCCCTGTGCCAGCGGTCTTCAGCCACCAGGCGCCGGAGGAGCTCGGTCTGAGTCAGTGGCCCCCACTTCGCCGCATCGTCTGCGCGGCGCTGTGGCGGCCATTGCTTCATGTCCGACTCCCCGGCCGTGACGTAGGCGGGCTCCTGTGTCGTGGTCGTCATCGGTGATCCTCTCGGTGTGGTGTGGTCGCTGCCTGAGGGCAGCAGAGAGGCCGCGGGCGTTGCCGCCCTGGGCCTCCGTGCTGCCGTCGATTAGGCCGGGATGATCCGGCCGCCTTCCCGTCGCCAGCGGCGCCCGGTTGGCGTCTGCTGTGGCGTCCGCTTGATCGGGCCGCGGTTGCCCCGCCCCAGCTGCCAGCCCTTGCCGTGGCAGGCGAAGCAAACCCCGCCCGCCACGTGGGCAAACCACGGCAGGGAGCCGGTGCCGTTACAGCCCCATGGGCACTGGTAGGCGTTGGGGTTGCCGGGCCATGGGTTGGGCAGCGGTTCGCGTGTCAGTGCGTCCATGGCTCAGATCCTCCGGGCATCCATCCGGGCCAGCTGCTGGCGCTTCAGCTCCGCCAGCGTCTCCCCGTCGACCAACTGCAGCGAGCCGGCCCGCAGGTGTGCCGCCAGCCAGTGGGCATCCCTCGCGCTGATGTCGAGGCCCTGGGCTGCGTACCGGCGGGCCTGGCGCCCCAGCCGGTCGCGCAGATGATCGGCGCGCCGACCCTCGGCTGTGCCCAGATCGAACAGCCCGCCCGGGCGGCAGCAGGCCGGGACCGGCAGCCCCGGGCCGGTCCATGCCAACCCCAGCCGGCCGGTCTCCAATCCCTCCCGCAGCGCGGGCGCGCCGCTGTCCTCCAGCGCCTCCAGCGCCACGGCCACGAAGGCGCCCATGAGCGGGCGTGCTGGTAGCGGTGTCGTGTGTGTCGTCGTCATCGGTGGTTCTCTCGTGTGGTGTGGTGTGGCCGGGTTCCAGGCCCCGGCCGGGCCCGCCCCTCAGGGGCCAGGGAATCGCTCAGGCATCGCCCCGGGCGGCGCCGTCGCTTCAATCAGCCATTGCGGCAACACGTATCGGGTGGCGTCCGCATACGTCGGCCCGTAGACCGCCTGCATCCAACACAGCCAACCCGCCAGAACGGCCAACGGCACAGCGGCGCCGATCAGCTCAGGAATCCGGCGCCGCATCAGATCGCCCCCAGCGCTGCCAGCAGATCAGCCCGGCGCCCATTGCGCGCCAGCTGGCGGTGTCCCGCCTCCCGGGCCATCGCCCGCAGCTCCCGAACCGTCAGCGCCCCCAGCTCCGCCAGTGCGTCGCCGATCGGGTGCGCCATCGGTGCAGCTGGTGCCAGCTCGACCGCAGCCGGTGCCGTCGCCGGTGTCATCGGCGCCCGCCAGCCGGCCGCGGCGCCCGCCAGCCCGATCAGGGCCACGGTCAGCTCCCGGACCGCCAGCACAACCGCCAGCCCCAGCAGCAACAACAGCTCGACCGGGTGCAACTCCCCCAGGCCCGCCGCGCTCGCCTCCGTCCTCATTGGTCCTCTCCCTTGGCGTGGTGTGGTGTGGCCTGCATCCATGCAGACCTGATGACAGTGTGGGTGCGGATTGGGGCGGATGGCGACCGGGTGGTAGATGGCGGTGGGCGTTTGTCGCAACTCTTAACAATCAGGGATCAGGGCCAGCCGGCGCCCGGTCGCAGGCCCCTGCCAGCCGGCGCCCCGGGCAGGTGGCAGCGGATCCACAATCCGCAACGGTGGCAGGCCAGGGCAGGCCCCTGTCCGCAGCGCTGCGGCAGCAGGGCAGGCAGGCCCCCGCCAGCGGCAGCGACGCCCCCAGGGGCGGCAACGCCCCCGGCACGGGGGGCGGAGCAGCTCGCCC